TTGCCAAGGTTGATGTCGAGGGTTCGAATCCCTTCACCCGCTCCAATTCAAAGCCTTGTTTTTACAAGGCTTTTTCCGTATCTATATTATTTTTTATCTTGCATCAAACGACACGAAAAAGCACAAAAAAACACCGAAAAACACATAAATACATATATAAACACGGCAATAATTGGGCAAAAATTGGGCAGTAAAAAAGAGAGCTGTAAAAGCTCCCTTGTTCCTGTCGACTCCGCGGTTTATTTAACCTTGTTTAATTCGTCCGCCATGAATTCCGCCCTCAAGGCAACGTACCTTTGTATCATCTCGTGCTTTTTCCAACCACCAAGGCGCATTAAGGTAATATCATTCATACCATACATAACACACCAAGAAGCCCAATGATGCCGCCAATCGTGAATCGTAAAGTTTGCAACACCGGCAATTCTACACGCGGTTTCATGAGCCTTTGAAATTGGATTCCCGCCGCTTTTTCTTGTGTCTTGGTATGGTTCCAAGTTTTTATTCAAAAATACGTGACCGTTTGGATCATAGCAATTATTTGTTTCTTGGCGCTCTTTTGCTAATAAAAGGGCTTTGTATGTTCTGTCGTGCATTGGAACAACGCGGTCTTCACCGTTTTTGGTTTTTCGATAGCGGATAGTGCGGCGCTCAAAATTTATATCAGGCCAGAGGAGCTGCAAAGCTTCCTGACAACGGCAACCGTTAAAGCAAAGCATTGTTGCGATTAATTTTACATGAAAAGGATAGGCAAATAAAAGACGCTCTCTCTGCTCCACTGTCTCTAAAAATCTGACGCGTTCGTCTTTGTATTTGGGTTTGGCAATGGCTGGTATTTGGTAGCCATATTCTTTTTGGCTATGATTTAATATTGCTAAAAATAGGGTTCTTATTCGGTCGACAGTCGAAGGGGCTAAATTTGGATTGTTTCTTAAAACTTGTTTCCAGATTTCAGAAGCTTCATCAACAGAATAATTTTCAAAGGCGAGAAACTTGTCTTCTATGCGATCCAAGTCTTGGGGGTTGATACCCCCGACTCGATTTATATATTCCTGGGCAATTTCTCCAAAAGTAACTTTTCCCGCATTTACGCTCTTGCCATACAGTATTTCATTACGAATTTCGTTTTCTAAGCAGCTCGCATATTCCTTTGCTTTTTGGAGGCTATCGCAGCGGCTAGAGTGTTCTTTGACTTCCTTCGATTTATCACCAACGAAGACCGTTCCCCGTACGTGGTAATATTTTCCTCTTTTTCTAAAGTGTAACATTTCTCTATGAACTCCTCTAGCTGACGGGCAGTTATAGTGCCGTTAAGGGGTTTAATCCCAATTTTTCTTAATTTTCTTCTTAGTGTCCTTTCTGGCTCTTTTAAGCCTTGGAAAGATTTTCCTAGATATTGCAGGGCTTCGTTAATTGTAAAAATTTCAACTATTGTCACGTTTTCCTCCTGTCTCAAAATTTTCAATAAGCCATTTTTGCATGAAAGAGATTTTGTCCTGATCCCAAGTATTGGCTCGCAATTTTCAATATCGAGAACAACCGGACAGATACGCTCTTGGTAAAACTTCAAGTTTATTTAAAATCATTTGTTTTCCTTTTCTTCTAATGTTTCATCCGCCGCTTTGCCAACCATTTGCCGGTATTTATCAATCTCAGCCAGAGAGTCAACAAATACCCAAGTTGTTTGAGTGTAACCCCAAGAGTAGCAAGGCGTTTTTGATTTTTCGGTATAAAAATGAGTAACAGGCGTTTCAATGGCAATAAAATAATGATCTCTAGGTGTCCGACAATCCAAATATTCAACGGCCTCTAATTGGTCTTCTGCTTCAAAATCGGCCTTGTAATTAATAACACTATCATTATCCAACGCGTCCAAAAGACTTTCCAGATTATCATCGTCGATATAATCATCATGGAAAGCAGTTTCATGTAAAATACTTAAATCGTTTGTGGCAATAATGCCGACTAATTTTGTCTCATAAGTTGTCATTTTTATTTCCCTGATTTTTTTTCATTTCGCTGATTGCAATAATTTTCAGCCTCCTGCAAAGAGGAAAAACAAGCGCATTCCGCTGTCATAGAGATACTTGGGTTTTTACCCTCAAACCAATAATAAACTGACTTTTCTTCTTCATTATTTTCCCCACCAAATGGTGAAAACTTTGTTGACAAATTAAATCTTATAAGCTTGATTTTATATCCAGACTTCTTTCTTACCCGATATTTTCCCCGAGAAAAGAAAGTCAAAAACACTGTATCACCAATATTAAATTTGTGTTCAAAGCTCGTTATCATCTTTAATATCTAACCCCTCAAATCTCCAAAACTCTTTATTATAAATTCCGTTAAAATCTGTTATAAATATTATAGGCAAATGGCACCAAGTATTGTTTTTAAGCATAATAGCGATTTCCTCTTCATCTCGGCGGGGACGACAAAATACTTTTGACGCCGGACACCAACCGATTATGTGCATTTTTAAGAGTTCTTCTGGCGTGTCTGCAAAGCACGCACAAAACCCGGCATTCCAGTTTTCCATTAAAAACCTGTTACCCGGAATTTTAGGAATTACCCTCTTTTCTTCGTCTTCGTTCCAATCTTCCCAAGTCATCTCTTTACCTTTCCGCAATGTTCGCAATATTCAATAGCACAAGGGCAACGATAGCACCCTATTCGGTCAGGCTTGCACCCGTCCATCGTGCAGCATATCGCAGGTTTATGTCCTAAGATCCAACAAAGCAAGCGCCTAATCATTATTCATACTCCGCTAAAAGATTATCTGTATCTGTATCGTCCATTTCATTAGCTTCAAACTGCCAAACTTCATGAGCTACGCGCAAATAAAAATCCGCTTCTTTATTCATTTTGTCGCAAACGCTTTTCTTTGTTGCTCCATTAGCGACAAACTGTTTAGCGTGTTTTAACCCCTCGCTTTTTCCATAAGAAACGAGCTTAAACTTATATAAATCACTACTCATCGACAACCTCCCAATCATCATTTATAATTTGATAACCCTCTATATCATCAACAGAACGATTATGCTCATCAATAAAATTACCGCTTTCAGCGTCAATACGAATATAGGCACCACCAAACCATTCTTTACCTTTGACCTTTTTACCCTCACGCATAGCTTTCATATATTATCAATTTATCTGTTAAGTTTAATAAATCATTATTTTCTGAACTTAATTTTTCTAACGTTTTGCTAAGTTCAGCAAAATGTTCGTAACTTGGAACTTTACCCAAAATTTCAACGCATATAGCAGGGTTAAACTCCCACCATCTTGCGATACATTCATCGCCGTTCTTGTCTTTGTAATAATAATGGCCAAATTTCTTTTTTCCGAGTTTCCATTCCTCTGTCAGACTCATTGCCTTCTCCTAATAGTTAAAAAGCGAGGACACAACGAACTGGCCTACTGTTATCCTTACCGTAGTCGTCGAGCACGTTGCCGTCGGACGGCCTGACGCTCCAGGCGCCGTTGTAGTTGCTCTCGGACGAAGACCAATAATATTCATCTTTTAGCGGTTCGCCGCCGTGTTCTTCCAACTTTTTGCCAATAATTTCTTTGTTCTCTAAGTAAAGCAACCATTCCAGAAGTGAAAGAGGACGTTTATATCCTAAATCCATTGCTTCATCAAAAGTATATTCTTCTTCCTCATCTTTAAGAGCCATTACTACATCTTTGCCGTTGTAGCTTCCAATATAGATTCCGCCCTTGTAAAGGTCACCGATTTGTGGATGCGGAGATTTATTATCAGAACCATTTTCGGTGACATCATCTAATATGCCTGTATAAAAAACAGTCTCGTGATTAATTTCTTCTCCATGTAAAATAGCATTAGTAAAGTCTTCAAGTTTATTTAAAATCATTTGTCTTTCCTTTGTTTGAGGAGGGGCGGTAGAGATAAATTGTTGTTTATTAGTGATCAAGTGAATTTCCGCCCCAGCAAGCAATTACTTGTATGATATTTTTGTGTTTAGAACGGGATGTCGTCGTTGAGTTCCGGCTGATCGAAAGATTGGGACGGGAAATCCTGTCGCTCATTTACATTGCCCGACTTCTGCGACTGTACGAATGCCGTCAACTCGTTATAGGCACGCAGGCACAACGCTGATAATTTCAGCAGTTCGTCAGGATAAAGGTTGATTTGTTCGCGCTTCCAGTCCTGCGAGTCTTTAGCCTGAAAAGAACGTTGCAGACAGGCGGAATAAAAAGTATGCAGTTTGCCGTCGCCTTTAGTATCGATAATCTCTTTTTTGAAAACGGACACGCTCATCAGTCTGTCTCTGACGGTGATTGCCGGTTTGTTTTTTTCTTCACTCATTGTTTTTCCTTTCGTTAAAATTCTTGAAATCGTTCTTCCGGATATATCGGGTCATAATGCCCGAAGGTTTGTTCCAGCATCAGATTTTGAATGCTGTCGGTATAATTCATAAATTCTGCGGTGGACATTTTGGTTGTGGTCTTAAGGTCAAAGCGAGCCTTAAAGTATTCATGCAGAAACTCTGATGAGAGAAACTTTAACTTCAGGCCGTCGATGATGAACCCAGTCTCTTGCCAAAACTCAACAATGTGTTTGTAAATGGCAAAAAGGTAGCGGTTCTGGTCAATACTGCGATTTTTAGCGTGTCTTTTGATATCAACGTCCACACCATACGGAGCGCTTTTCAGCACAGCTGCCAGCTTGGGCTTGATAAGCTCCAAAATGCCGTTAATGTCTGCCGATTTATGAAAAAACATTTTATTTTACCACCAGATTAATGTTTGTTTTTAATTCTGCGCCGGGAATAATCTCGGTCTTTAAGGCCTCTTTGAGAGCGGCTTTATCGAGTTTCTCAACCGTTTCAAAGCGGATAAAGCGCTTGTCGGCAAAGTTAGGGTCGGTAATGTTTACCTGTGTTGACGTGCGGGTGCTGACCGTCCAACTGCCGGCAACGGATTTTTTCTCGCCGCTTTTCTGATGAATGAGCAGAATGTAATCCTCAAGGCTGGCCAGTTTCTTTTCCTCGGCCTGCCGCTTGGCCTTGATGCGCTCTTCTTCCTCTTTCAGCGCTTTGGCATAAGCGGCTTTGTCGGCGCGGAGGTTACAAAGTTTCTCCAGACCGGAAAGAATAATCTGCTCGCGTATTTGCGTAAGCTCTCTTTCTTTTTCCTCGTCAATTTCGCCGGTTTCCAAGTCATAAGCGGCGTCAATCAGTTGTTCGACTTCCAGAATGTTCTCATAAATACTAGGCATTGGCTTGAGCCTCCTTTTTGGCAATGGCTTTGGCGGCCTGTTCAAAGGTAAGCTGCGTAACGCTGCCGACGCCAAAGGCGCGCGCAAGGTTAATCATATCTACGTTAAGCTCTTGTAAGCGGGCAAACTGCTCGTCGGTTATCATCTTAACCATTGGAGTGACTGGTTCCGGCGTGGTTGCATCAGCGTCATTGTCGCCCTCGGTCGGGATGCAGAACAGTTGCAGACAGAGATATTTGTATGCTGCCGACATGGCCTTATTAGTTGATTTATCTGCCGTGTCCATAGCTTCGCCAACAGTGCAACATTCGACCTTAGAGCCGTCGATGGCAGAGATGATGTCATATTTTACAGTAACGGTGGTATAAAATGACACGCCGCCGGATTTTGTGACCCGCTCAACCGACTGCCTGTTCTGGCAATATGGGATAATGCAGATTTTATGCTTGGACAGCAGACTGGACAAAGTATTGTAAATGTCATCTATGCCGCGGAATTTATATTTCTGCTGCTCGTTGCGGCGGTCTTTGCTGATGCCGATTTCTGACAACTCGGCCATAACTTCGGCAATGGATTGGAAAACCTGTAAATTTTCTGTCATTGATCTATCATCCTAAATAGATAAATTGTTAAAAACTATAAGTCGAGGACACAACGAACGCGGTTACTGTTACCCTTATAGCCGTAGTACATGTAGCCGTCGGACGGTCTGACGACCCACGCGCTGCTGCCGTAGTTGTAGCCGTAGTTGTACTCGGACGAAGACCAGTAATATTCATCTTTTAGCGGTTCGCCGCCGTGTTCTTTCATAAGCTCATCGATTTCTTTTTTATTTTCAGAGACGACCAACAATTCTTTACATGTCGGCATACGGCAAAAAATATCCTCACAAGCTTTCTTTCCGTTCCACCAGTCGCACTCTTCTTTAATATCATATTTATAAACGATGAATTTGTGCGGGATTTCTCCGTCAATTTCGATTAATACGCCTTTGTTTTCAATCCAAGATAGTTTTGCCTTTTTCATGTCGTTACCTCATTTTGTTAATTAAAATTGTTAAAATCGTTTACCATACTCCAAGAACATGAATTCCGGTAATGACCCATGAGCCGAAAAAGAAACCCCAGGCCAGAGACAGAATGAAATCTGTTGCGGCCTCTTTCTTTTGTAGAAGTATTTCTATTTCTTTTAGGTCTTGTCGGTGTTCATAGTAGAATTTTCGTGCCTCAAATTGTGCTATATCCTGCATTATGCTTCTCCTCTTTTCTTCTTAAGCGCATACAGAAGGTCTTGCTTTTCGTGAAAATCTTTTGTCAGAAAAAATGCATTTTCAGCGCTCAATAACTCAAATTCCAGATTGGCGATTTCAGCGTCTAACTTTTCCGCTTCGGTTTCCGGCTGTTTTTCTTCGCTGGGGAAAATAATCTCGCCGTTGTTGTCGACATAAGAAGCCTTGGCTTTTTCGTAAGCCACTTTGTCTCCCGCTTTGTTGGCGGCGACAATCATTGCCAATCTTTCTTTTTCTGCTTTCTGGATAAGTTCTAGATTTGTCATTGTTGTCGACCTCTTTTGTTGTCTCGTTGTTAACTTATACTTGGATGTTACACAAAATTTGTGTTGTTGTCAACACAAAAAATGAGTTTATTTTTAATAAGAACACAAAAAAAGAGTAATGTATTGATTTTTCAGGAAATATTTTTTTTGAAATATTGTGAAAAGGCACAAAAAAACCGCCCGAAGGCGGTTAGTTTGGATAAGATTTAATGTTATTTTTCTTCTGTAGAAGTTTGTGTAAATTCAAGTATCGGCAAAATCACAGGAAAGTAGGGCGTTTTTGCTGATAACGTTGATACAATTTCTCTCATAATGTCAAAGAGAACAAACGGAGCGGTATGTTTTATTAGTCTATCTTTTTCTTCATCTGGACATTCTTCTAAGAAGGCAAAATCACCGGTCACTTTGCATTTTATCGAATAATCTGGAGCTCCTTTGAAGCTTATATCAGATTGAATCGATATTCTAAAATTTCTTTTATTATCATCTTTAGATATTTGTACTTGATTTGTTAATTTCGTTTCTACCTTGGGCGGAATATTAGAAAGACCTGAGTTTATAGGCGCCTTGATAGTAAGCTCTTCTATACAATATTTTTGCAAATCTATTTTGACCAAATTATTCATGAGTTTAATCCTGTGTAAATATTTTCTGGATTGGGAGTGCTTACGCAAAAACAATAATTTGCTTTTTCATTCTTGTTCAGGTAATCCCATGGATTAGGGTTAAGAGAAACAATAAGCGAAAAATTCATTTCTTGTGTTGTTGTATTATTTTTATTTTGAGGATCTACGATGCTATTATAAATAAAATTATTGTTACTTAAAACAATATCATTAACCTTGCAATCTAAAGATCTTGCAATTTTTATCATAGTTTTAAATGTTAAATTACTGTCTCCGCTTAGTACTTTGGAAATCCACGCTTCGGATACATTTAACTTTCTCGCCAAATCTTTTTGAGATAAATTTTTATTTTTTAGACAGCTAATAATACTGCGAGCAAAAGAGTAGGCTAATTTTTCAAAATCGTAATCTTCGCTTTCAACAGCTTCCTTAACCAATTTATTGAAGATCCCCATTTGTGCCTCCTTTTTCTTCGTGTAAAACTTTATTTGTTATATTCTGAAATTCTCTTTTATCTTTTTTTGCGGTTTCGTTTGTTTTCTTTTTTGTTCCGCTGGTTAAAATAACTCTTTTTTGTGATCTTTGGATAGCTAAGTATAACCGATCTTGTCCTTTTCTGATTCTGTACATAACGAAGTCTTCATTACTATCCCCCGCTTCATCAAAACTTGGAGGAGCTAATTCATCAGGGCCTCTAAATGCAAGCTCTTCCAATTTTTCGATGATCTTGTTTCTGGCTGATACTGTAGCTATTCTAGATAAATATTCCAAAACTTTGCATTTATTATTGCCTCCGACATAACCGTAAATGCTCCATTTACAATCTTTATATTTTGGATCATTTTCATCAAAAACTTTGTCTAAGGGCATTTCTTAACCTATAAGTTAATTATAGTCAATCATTTCTTAAAATTCAATAAAACTTTTGTTACAATTTGTCAATAAATCCTCATATCTCCGATGACAACAGCGGCGATTTCGTATTCGTTGGAATCGGGATGCAGGACAATCGGCTTGATTTCCGGATTTGTAGATTCGGCAACCAAGATGATGGTCGAATCGTCAATTTTGGTGTATTTTTTTACAGTTGCTTCGCAAAGGCCGTCCGGCGTGCGGCGGTAGGCAATAATGTATTGCCCCTCAATATCCGTACTGTTATTGACTTCTAGCCAATCGGCCAGCGGGCAGCAGATAAGTGTTGTTTTGTCTGGCGGAAAGACGAGATTCATTGAGTCTCCACGGACACCCAGAGCGAATATGTTGGCTTTTTTGTAATTATCATTAATCGGGTAGGGGATTGTTTCCCATTCGTTTTCCGGCAGTTGGCAGGCTTCATTAAACTTGCCTGCTTGGACATAGCCGACCTTAAAAATAGCTTTAGTTTCTTGCGGATGGAATGCTTCAGGAAGCAGGTCCCACTTGTTTATATTGAGAGTATGGGAAAGCAACAGTACCTTGTCTAAAGGAACTGGGTATCCTTTTTCGTAACGATCTATATGTTGCTGAGATACGCCGATGAGCTTTCCAAGGGCGCTTTGCGAGAGTTTTTGTTCTTCTCTTTTGATTCTGATTATTTCGTTTCCCATATTTTTTCTCCTTGCCTAATTATACACAAAAAATGTTTGGTGTAAAACACAATTATTGTGTTGACATTAACTCAGAATATGTGTTATTTTAGGTTGTCTTAATAAAAAGGATAAAAAATATGAGATTTAAAGATTTTTTGGAAAAGGAAAATATTTCACTTGAAAAAGCAGCTGCGGAATTAGGGATTTCTTACGAAGATGCCCGTCGTTATCGTTTGGGATTGGTCATTCCACGTAAGGAAAATATGAAAAAAATTTTTGAATGGAGCCGCGGATGTGTAACGGCCAATGATTTTTATCTGACGGAGGATAAATGAGAAAAACATCCCCGGAGCATAATTTTCAGGTTTGGACCGTTAATTATCTGCGGTGGAACGGTATTTATTGTTTTGCCGTGCCAAACGGCGGAAAACGCGATGTGAAGACCGGAGCTTTTTTGAAGAAAGAAGGCCAACTGGCCGGTGTGGCGGATCTTATTTTGTTGTTGCCGGAAGGTGAGGCGATTTTTGTGGAACTCAAAGCCGGAAAGAATCGCCAGCAGGAAAGTCAGCGACTGTTCCAAAAGAATGTGGAAAAGCTGGGTTTTAATTATCTACTGTGGAATCAGCCGCAAGATGTGATTGATTTTGTTAAAGGCGTAAAAGCCGTAATTATGGGAGATTTTGTGGAATGAGAAAATTGCTTGATTGGATAAAAGGCTCACCGACGCCGAAACCGAAGACACGTTTTGTGACAATTCCGGTGGAGGAGTATGAGCTATTGAAGACGGCGGCTTGGAATAAAGGCGAAAGATCTGCGGCACAGAAGAAACTGAAAATACTTAATGCGTGGAAGCTTGAAAATGGTTTTTAGGTGGCTGGCGTTTAAAATGCTGCATTTGCAGCTGTGGAGACTGAGAAGAAAGGTTTTGAGGGCAAAGAGATGAGAAAAACAAAAACAATAATACTTCCTCTCCTTGGCGATAAGAAAGTTCGCATCACAAAAAGTGAAATATCGGCCATTGAGGAGCAGCTTAATATTGAGGGTGGCATCGATGTTGAAGTATGGATGAAATCCGGCTGGAGATATTTAACAACGCTGTCAAAAAAAACACTTGAGCAGAAAATTTACGGATAGGAGCAGGTATGGATATTACAATTATCGGCGATGAGATCTTTGCAAATGGAAATAAGGTCGCAACGATTGAGGCGACAACAGCCTCTTTGGTGGGAGATTTCAAAGAATGGATAAATGACCAGAACGGAAATCAGCCTCTCGAGACGGAAATTTCTGACTTAGAGGTTTCAAATGACAAACTTACAGATGAGACCGACGAGACTAAAGAAGATTACAACGATCTGCTTGATGAGCTAGAGGAGCTAAAAGCAAGGATTGAAAAGGTCATATCCGACTATGGCGACAGACACTGACAAGAATGGGTTTGATCCGGAAAAATGGAAGCTTAAGCATAAGCTTATCGTCCAACAAATAAAGGAAAAACACGACTTCAGCCTTGAAAAAATAAACAGGATTATAGAAGAGAGGGATAGCAATGGAAAGAACAACGATATCCACTGATTTACTCATTCAGAAATTAACTGACAATGAGCTTGTAGCTATCGTCAAGTATCAGTCACTATGGGCTATGCTGGAGCGCCAGCCTGATGACAAGACGGCACTAAGATATATGACACATAAGCAGTTAATCATAGCTAAGAGTTGGGCTGATTCAATAGAGATGTTGGTAACATCTGATATTAATTCTGTTAATAAGAAGAGAACACGTCAAAAAAAGAGCTATGAAAAACAAAAGGTTATTAAAAATTCCGACGCCCCTAATAATATTAAGGGAATTAATAGAATTAATGTAAAGAAAAATAATAAAAAAGAAATTTCACAACAGTTCGAAACTTGGTGGGCTGAATACCCCAACAAAAAATCCAAACAGGATGCCTTGAAAATTTTTGAAAAGCTGATGGAGCGGGAACAAGCTTCCTTTGACGAGCTTCTTGCCGGAGCAAAAGCCTATGCCGAGCATTGCCGACGGGAAAAAACAGATCCGCACTACATCAAACACCCCTCAACCTGGCTTAATCAGGGCTGCTGGGCGGATGAGTACGAACCTTCAAACTCTGCAAATGATGATGAATTTTATCGTAAACTGGAGGCTTTGCAATGAGTGAGCAGCTGAGAGCAACAAAATTTTTTCTCGATAAGGTCAAAAGACTTTATCCGACGTTCCAATACCCCGACGAGATCGATGTTGAACTTTGGACTGAGGTGCTGGGAGGGCATTCGCAAACCGATATTCTGGAGGCTCTGAAAGCCTATCGGCGTGAAACGGAATACAACAAAGCCCCAAATCCTGCCGAATTTAAGAAATTTTTGGCGGCCAACTCTGAGAACTGCAATATGAGAGCCAGAATCCTCAAATGCGCTGATGAGGTAGGTGATAAATGCGGTTCTGCTGCTAGGGAACGCTATCTGAAGGCGGCTCGAGCCAATTGGCCGGAGGTCGATTTATCAGGTCACGAATGGACGGAGCCGGAAATTTTGGAATGTGAGAAAGTTTCCACTGGGGATTACGCTGTTACGCTGATGCAGTGTGATATCAAGCTCAACCGCTGTCAGCACCTATTACCGGAATATCAGGCGGCTGTCCGTTACATTGCCGAGGATATGCTGAGTCAGGAAATTCCAGCCAGTGAATGGCAGAAGATGTCATTCTCCGAGCGTTGTGCAATGGCAATGAAGCGGGGTTTGTTTAACCAATTTGACGACGTTCTGGTTTTGGTTTGTCGCCAACGTCAAGGAAAGGATTTCCAGTTTGAAGCAAATAAAATGATACGGCCGTTTAACGCCAATCAGGCTGTCAATTATCTAGGGGCCCATTATCGTACTGACGAGGCAGATTTCGCACGGGCAGCGGGAATGTGAGGAGCAGAATATGGCGGAAAAAGAAATGAAAGTTGAAACTGTCGAAGATGTTAAGGAGATATTAAAGCTTGCTGCTAGAGTTGACCGTGCTCTTCCTCCAGTGAGGGCTCAAGGAGCTAAAGCTTTGTGGCCTGATATCCGTTTAACTGATTCAGAACTAAAAGCTATCCGATGTATGACAAGAGACGGTATCCCCGATTTTATGCCCACCCAAGAGCAAGTTGACATTTGGTATATAGTCTGCACCCAATGGGTAAAGTTCTTTGCCGGTGACGAAAAAAAACGGCAGCAGTGGACTGTTATTTGGCTAAAGGCTTGCGGCTGTCGAGTTAAAACCATTGCGCGTCATGTTAATTTTGGTAGAACAAAAATCTGGTACCAATATGAACGCGGTATGGCTCACTTGTTAAATTCTCTTCAAGTCAACTATATCGCAGAAGATTTGAAAAATCTTGAGCCGTACAAACCGGAGCTTGTTCGCGACTATCCTGCGGGCAAAATCACCGGCGCAACAAAAATAAACGTTCTCAAGGAATGGCTTGCAGAGCTTGAGGGAGCCAGATAATGAAAAAATGGGGTGAAATGACAGCCGAAGAGATTATGGAGAGCATTAATCGGGTACAAGCTGAACTTGCGTCGGAAACCTTTTCTTCTCAATTCCAGATTATTAAAAAATTGGAGAACGGTCAATTGTTTTGTAGAAATAGGCAAGACGGAACATTAACAATTCTTAACGATTGGAGAATCAAATGATTAGGCGTTTGCTTTGTTGGCTCGGATGGCATAAATGGTATACAATGCTCCATTGTGGAAGACCTAAAGATACAGTATGTTTCCGAATGTATTGTGATAAATGCCCTTTTTTGAAATGTGGAAAAACCATTTGCCTAAATTGTGAAAAAGAAAAATAAGTTGCCTAACGCGGCTTTTTATGCAATCATCAATCAAAAGTTATGTTTTCAGAATGTTAGGCAATGAACAATCTTCCGGCAACTCAACAAAACCTATTATCCAAAATGTGTGATGATGTGGTTTTTATGTTTGTAAAACCTCGGTCGCCCAATTGGGGCTATGTTCGAGAAATGCTTCAATCTGGAAAAATTTATTGGTTTGATGATGATAAAAAGGAGTATTGTGCCGGTTTTAGCTTTTCAAAAGATAGTATTCTCATTATTCGAAGCATATGGCGCTATGTGAAATTTTGGAAAACATGTACGGTTTTTGTCAGGGGAGTAGCCTATAACGACACTCAAAGTTATGAAAATTGGCTTGATTGTTATCTGGAATCTTTCGATTTTGAAAATAAAGAAGAATATTGTTATGAGGAAAGGCTTATCGGAATTGACAAAGGCAAAGAAATAATTTTTGAAGCTCCCTGCAAATGCCCGTTTGCATGGGGTGAGTTTTTGCTTTATTGCAAAAATACAAATGATATTCCCAAAAGATTTTATGAGTGCTGCCTCAATAAAAAACTTAACTTATGCCCTCTGCTTGATTTGGAGAAGGTCAAAAATGCGAGAGTAATTATTTCTCCCCAAAAGGATGTGGAAGAAAAGCATGTATGGACTGTTCAGGAAGCAAAAGAGCTATGCGAGCTGTTGGGAATGGATATGCCTTTGAAAGAGTTAAGCTTTCTAAAAACATCAGATAAGCAAAATAAATCTTTTGGTAAAATATGGCTCTGGATCATAGGCGCTTTACTGCTTTTAATAATTTTTTCTTGACTTCGCAGGTGTCTTTCGTTATTCTGACAATAGAGTTTGAAACCTCTGGAAGACATAGCGGATGTTACCGCCCCCGAGAGATAGGCGTTTTTTTTGTACCTTGTTAAAAGTCTTGAATTTGTCATTGTTGTTACTTTTTAGCAAGTTTTTATCTGCCGGGAGAGCGTGAATATACCGAATAAACGCTACACGACTATGTCCGTGGTTTCAACTCCCGGCGCCTTACCGCTTAAGGTAATCTTTTTGAAACAAAGGACATAAGAAATGACAAACGAAATCTCAATTTTTAATTTTAAGTCAACTCCGGTACGCACTTCGACCCAAGATGGTGAAGTTTGGTTCTGCTTAGTAGATGTCTGCGACAGCCTTAACCTGAAACGTGGAAGCCGAGTAATTGACAGGCTTTCCGAAAAGGGGGTACGCAAAACGTACACCCTTACCAAAGGTGGGAAACAGGAAACAATCTTCATCAACGAATCGAATCTTTACAAACTGATTTTCAAAAGCAACAAACCGGCCGCGATACAATTTGGTGATTGGGTAACTGGGGAAGTTCTTCCCACGATTCGCAAGACTGGCGGTTATGGCGCTGTCGATATGAAAGCTATCGGCGGAATGGTGAAACGCTGCGTTAATAAAGCTCTGAGCGATTTTCTGTCAAATGAGCTTCCTATTGCCGAAGATGAGGACGTTTTGCGGAAGAAGTATTATAACGTCAATGACAGAGAAATGATGGATGTGTTCCAGCGTTGGTATTGGTCGCGTAATTATGATGTCCGTAAGGTCATAGATTCGCAACAACAACGGATAGAAGAACTTGAAACCAAGCTCAGAATGGTTAAACAGGCCATCAACTAATGCTTTGCCGAATCGCTGATTTTATCGGCTGCATCCTGTTTTTATGGGTGTTGCCGTATATAACGTTTTGCTTGTTTTGAATGGCATATTTGTGTTAAACCCCGAGTTGCTCGGGGTTTGGCATAAGAGTTGTATCGGAAACATTAATTGATTTGACAAAAGGTAAGAAAATGTTTACTTGTTTTGGCTAAAATGATATTATATCATTAAGAGAGAGGAATTATGGCAAGAAAATTATCAATAAAAAGGATTTTACAAGCTTTGTATTATATACAGAGCCATGCTCCTGTGGATAATGGGTCTCGCTTATCTAAAGTTTATCTGCTTAAAATTTTATTTTTTGCAGATAGATATCATTTGAGGAATTTTGGTGTTTTAGCAACAGGGGATACTTATTTTGCTATGAAAATGGGGCCTGTTGCGTCTGTGACCTTTGATATATTAAAGGGTAAATTTCCAACGGTTATGAATGCGTGGGAATATCCGTTGATGTCTGAGGTTGAAGATATTGATGAAAACAATGTCAATATTAAAGCTCAGGATGATGATGAATTGTCTGAAAGTTTTAAGGAGGCTTTGGATTTTTCTCTTAGCACGTTTGGAAACTATCAATATGATGAACTGAGTGATATTTCTCATGATTATCCGGAATGGAAAAGGTTCAAAGAAGATTTGGAACATTTAACTGCAAAACGTTTTGAAATGTCAGAAGATGATTTTTTTGAAAATCCAAAAACGTTAGAAAAGTCAAAAAAATATAAAATAGTAAAAGATCCTTACGATGAGGATGAAGAGTTTTTGGCAGTAATGAGGGAAAAACTTGATTAATCTTCCTTTTGAATTGATACCATTAGCACGTTGGAAAGTATATCGGGCACTTTTGCCGAAAGGCAGCGCTATTGAACACCGTATTATTATCATGTCTAACGTGGATGATTTAGAATTTTTTTATGTCACCAGAAGCATAGAGAAAGCAAAGGTAAGAATGAAAAAAGACAAAGCAGCGCTCGTTGAACTATCCCCAGAGGATTGGCCAGAATGTTTGACAGATCGGTGTTGTATCCAGTGCGGTTTGTTAGGTTTGGAAAGCATAAAAAAAGAAGAAATAAAGGAACTTTATGAAAAAGGTAAGTTTTCTTTAATTGGAGATGTTCCTGATAATATTAAGACCAAGATAATAGCTGCAGTTTGTGCTTCAGTTTCTTTTTCTCCAGCCGAAAAAAAATTCTATACATTATAGAGCAGCAGTTAAAAAAAGTAGTTTGTGAAAGAGTGTTCTCGGCTGAGGCACTCTTTTTATATTTAGTAAAATCAATAAGATATTTGTTCAAACAAAAAAGTCGAATGTTTGAACATTTTTTTGTGAACATTTTTTGAAGAATTATGCTATAAAAAAAATATAATGAGGCGGAGTGAAGAAAATCAAAATAGTGAAAGTCCTCAATATAGTATGATTTTTCTTATTATAAAAACAGATTATCTGCCAGCCCTGAGATAAAACTCGGGGCTTTTTTTATAGGGTTTTTATGATGAAAAAGATTTTTAATCGTGTTCTGGTCTCTCAAAAAGAAATTAACGAAATTGGTCGGGATGCCTATGGCCGGGGTTTGAATGACGGAATGAAGCTGGCATCTGTTGGTGGCTTGTCTGCAATTCATCGGCTTAAGAGGCTAGATACTTGGGACAAAGATCTGAAAAAAGAGATTATCGACATTTTGGAGATTATTTATGGCCAACGAGAAGAATTTAATTCCGCTCAATAAAAGACCTAAGAAAGAGGCCAGAGAAATACAAAAAAAGGGTGCTCAGGCTTCCAATGCGGCACAAAGAAGGCGCAAAGAGTTAAAAGAGGAGCTTCTGACCCTGCTTTCGACAGGGAATAATCAAGAGAAAATGTCACTTGCTTTGATAGAAAAAGCAATATCGGGAGATACAAAAGCTTTTGAAGTTATTCGAGATACCATTGGAGAAAAGCCGGTTGATATTCATAAGCTTGAGGAACCGGCTGTCATTCAGAAAATATTTATCACCCCAGAAGATAAGCAAGCTGTAGAACGCCACATCGAGGAAGCTTTGAGGGATGGAAATTGATAAGGAATATTTGGGTTATGAACTGTTAAATAGAGGATTTGAAACATGGTTCAGGTATATGTTTCGTATAATTGAAGGAACGCCCTTTATCGTTGAGCCGATACATCATGATTTATTCAAGGCGTTTCAAGATATATACGATGGCAAAATTACCCGAATAAATGTTAATATTCCTCCGCGTGCCGGAAAAACGACGTTAGGAAAATATTGGCAGGCGTATTGTATTACTAAAAACCCTAAATGTAACTTTATCTATACATCCTTTTCTCAGCAGTTGCTGGATGATATTGCCCGTTCTATCATGGCTATTATGGAGCATCCTGCTTACAAAGCGATGTACAATAATTTTGTATCGGCAGAAGAAATAGAAGTTTCTCCAATTGATGAGTTTTGGGCGGACTATCTGTATCAGACGCAAAAAAAGACAGTATATAGTCAAAAGAAAATTGTTACCAAGGCCGGAGGGGTTTTGCTTTTTACTTCTATTGGCTCCACGATTACTGGTTTCGGTGCGGGTATCCGCGGGGTATCCAAATTTTCCGGTGCTTTACTTGTGGATGATGCCAATAAGCCTGCAGACATTCACAGCCAAACTATGCGTGAACGGGTAATAAGATATTATGAAGAAACATTGTTAAGTCGTTTAAATGGCAGTGATGTTCCTATCGTGAATATTCAACAAAGGCTTCATATTGAGGATTTAAGTGGTATTTTAGCCAATAAATATGGTTTTGAGGTATTATCTAAGCCTTTAATTGTAGACGGCGTCTGCCAATTACCAAAACAATATACTACAGAACGCCTGATTGAGCTGCAAAAGAACAGCTATATGTTTTCGGCTCAATACCAGCAAAGTCCTGTTAAATTGGGTGGAAACCTGATAAAAACCGAGTACTTTCAGCGTTATGATGTTGCACCGGTTAGATTTGATTATATGTTTATTGTTGCGGATACTGCTTTCAGCGAAAAGAAATCCGCTGATAATTCGGCATTTGGTTTGTTTGGGGGAATCGGAAATAAGCTCTATATGCTGGACGGCTATTGTAAAAAAGTTATTTTTCCCGATTTAAGACGGGACTTGAAGGCCTTTTACCTTCGGGCCAAAGAGAGCTATCCAACTTCTACGGTTTCAACAATTTATATTGAAAATAAAGGTTCCGGTATTTCTCTTATTCAGCAGCTCCGAGAAGATGGGTTACCGATTAGCGAACTAATGCCAACAGTTCATAATGCCGAACTTAGGAAAGACCAAGTTGCTGATAAATTTTTAAGATTTAATGAAATAGCCGCAGATTTAGAAAGCGGTTATTTTTATATTCCGGTGGCAGCCCCGTGGCTTTCTGAGTTTATTCATGAGTGCGAATCTTTTACCGGAGGAAAACAAGATACACATGACGACTATGTTGATGTGTTGATCTATGCCCTTAAAAAACGCAGAAGCATTCAGTCTACGGATTGGAATGCTTTGCGCAATTCATTAATGATGAGAAGATAAAATGTTTGGCTTTTTGATGAAAAAGAAAAATCCGGTAACGAAACAGGATATGAAAGCTAATTATGCTGCTTTAAAAAATGCAGTTCAGAAAACTGACAATTTTCTTATTTCTGAGCCTTGGACTTTGGCGCAGGCTCGTCTGGAAGGTGGAGCAAGGGATAAAGGTGCAGCTAGGGGGTTAAAGCTCTATAATGCCCACAAGATTAAACTTCAAAACCAGTGGGTCAATCCGTTGCAATCGGTCAATAGTGGGTGGGGCAACACTCACCTGTCTTTTTTCTTATATCAACCAGTTAATTATTACGAGTGTTATTCTCTGGCTCAAGATCCGCTTTTTACTAAGGTTTTTAATCTCTTGAGCATTACGCCGTTTGCCAAAGGCGGAGAAATTGTTTTTGACGATGCCGATGGAACGCAGAAAAACATAGAAAAAGACAAACTCGAAAAGCTGGCTAAGGAATATGACGTCTGGGAGCATATCCAGGCGGCTGTCCATTCTAATTATGTAACCGGCGGATGTTTGCTTTATATGGACTTCGGTCAAACAGAATCCGAGTTGCGAGAACCGTTAAACCTTAATAAAATGAGTATGAAAAGGTTTAAGGGCTTTCGGCACATTGATCCGATTAATTGTGTGGCGGTTAATGTTAATACTGTTGATCCTGCAGCCGCAGATTATATGAAGCCGAAAATATGGTATGTTATCGGGCTTGGAACGGTAGACGAGAGCCATTTCCTCAAGTTTGAAGAGAATCTTCCTGAATTGCCGATGCGGCCACTGACTTTATATTTTGGTATGCCGCTTACGCAGCTTATCAAGCAAGATGTTGCTAACTCTAATTTGGCCAGTCAGGGGTTAGCAAACCTGATGAATCGTTTCCGGTACGTTTATCTTAAAACTGAGGAAAGCAATTTTGTTACGGCAAATGCTCCGATGTTTCGGGAAAAACTGGACTTTATGTCCTTTTCCCAAGATAATTTTGGGGTCTGTCCGCTTAAATCGACGGAAGAAGTGTTGCAGCTTACCACCAGTTTAACCGGTATGGCTGAGAATGTCGAACTGTTTTATCTGTTGGTTGCAGCAAAGACCGATATTCCTTATACCGAGCTTGTCGGGAAATCCGCTCAGGGAATGAATGCCACGGGAGAAGGTGACCGCCGCAAGTGGTATGATAAATGCCGGAGTATTCAGGCACAAGTCAAAGATAATTTGTTAACGATGTACGGCATTGTAGCAGGTACTGAAAATGGCAAGTTTGTTTCTTTTGCAGACTACATCTTTAACCCGCTTGAAGAAAGCAATGAGCGTGAACGGGCGGAGAATATTCGTTCTTATGCGGAAGTTGCCCAAAAGTTGGTTGAGTTAGGTGCCAAGACTGACAAAGTCTTTGACTGGCTGAAATCATTTAAGGATTTCCATCTTGATAACCTGGAGTTTGATGCTGAAACAGCCGGTTTGGAAGTTTACGATGATATAACCGACGATGTGATGTCCGAGTTCCAGGCTCAGAATGAATGGGAAGAAAGCAAACATCCCCGAGCTAAGGACGGAAAATTCGGTTCCGGTGGCGGCTCTTCTGGACAAAAAGAGGATACCGGTAACAAGATTTCTGATTTCTTAGGTAAAGAATTTACCGGAGTTAAGGGGCAGGCAGCGATCGACAAACTCATGCAGGAAAAGCAGGGGCATGTCAAAGGAGCTTTTACCCGTAAAGATATTGGCGACATCGACCTTGTTTGGGGAAATGAAGGTATGGGTTTAGCTCATATCATCAAACGCCGCAAAGAAACCAAACAACCTTTGGGAAAGTTGCTTTTATCTCTTACAGATGTTATCGAAAAAGGCGAACTAACAATTCAGGATAATCAAAGATTTGCATTAAGATATAAAGGAAAAACGGCAATAATTGAGCCACAAATAAAAAATAATAGACTAACTTTCCTTTTTACTGCTTATTATGAATAATAAAAGCCCGCCAAGATTAGTGTACTAATGGCGGGTTACCTGATTGACAGACACGGATTGGGGTCCAGCCCCTTTCTCAATCAACTTTTATGTTGATATAATACCTTAAATCTTAAATAAAAGCAAGCAAAAGTTATGGTCGATAAAACAAATGCACGAGCTAAGGCCGCTGGTGGTTATAGAGTTATGCAGCCCATAATCAAGAATAAGGCCGCCGATGTGTATTATCGTCGTGCTATCGAGGCAGAAACAGATAAGATGCTCACAGCTATTTTTGCCAAGCTTGAGAGGGTTTATACCACGGTCAAGGTTTCCAATGCGGCTACCGGAGCAAATAAGCCGTCAGTTTCTAATATCATGAAACTGATTACTTATTATAAAAAAGTGTATCTGCCGAAGTTTTTACGGAATGCCGAAAAGATTATTGACAAGTTCATCAATCTGGCTACCCGCAATGCAAAACGTTCCATTACTAAATCAATGCGTCAGCTCTATGGTGATGATTTTGCTGTTAATTGGAATGGTAAAGATATTGACGATATTTTGCGTTTAATTATCCGGCGTAATGTTGGATTGATAGAAAATACCACGCTGCAAACGCTCAATAATATTGAAAATATTGTTTATGACGGGGTAACCACTGGGCAGACTTGGGGGACTGTAGCAAAGGATTTATCAACCCAAAAACACATTTCTTCGGATAGAATAAAACGAATTGCTCGCGACCAAACCGGAAAAGCCAATGAAGCATTGAATGAGGCGGCTCAGCTTTCAGCCGGAATAGAGTTTTTTGAATGGCGAACGGCTGAAGACGAACGGGTTTCAACCGGATATGGCGGACATAAACAGCTGGATGGGAAAATTTATAAATGGGGTGATGTTGAACATTACCCCATTATTGATTCATACGGACATCGAGGATTGCCCCATGAACGTGTGAATTGTCGCTGTACGGCTTTAGCTGTCATTTTAAGAAAAGATTACGTTGCCAAGCAAAACTCAGACGGGACTTGGCGAATTATAAAGGGAAGAATTTAACAATGGTAAGACTTTCAAGGGTTTTTAAACTCTGCAATGAAGCAAGCCACCGTCATTTTGACGAGAACGGCTATCTTTTTGTCGATGAAAGCCCCGTCTTAAAAGCCGGGGTTTTAGAATATTACGGACAGGAGCTGATTGACGGAGGCTCTCCTGAAGTTGATGGCGTCGAGGTAAACCCCGAGAAAATTTATAAGGTCTTTATTTCAGAAGATGAGTTGGGAAAAGCGGCTCCAACCTTTGCTTTGCTCCCTATAACCAACGACCACCAATGGCTTGGGACAGAAGGCGAAGACGCGCGAGATTTTCAGGAAGGAACAACCGGAGAGAATGCTATCGTTAAAAACGGGGCTATTTATGTTTCTCTTAAATTTACCGGAGACCAGATTACCGATGATTTGAATAATCATCGCAAAGAAGAATTGTCTGCGAGCTATACAAACAAACTCAGCAAGTCAAACGACCCAGAGTATGATTTTGTTGCTACAGACATAAAGGGCAATCACATCGCCCTTGTAGAAAAAGGCCGATGTGGCCCTGATGTGAGAGTATTAAACCATAAATTGGAGACACACAAAATGAAATCAAAAAATGGGAAGATGAAATCTAAAAATGAAATCAAGCTCATTATTGACGGTAAGGAAGTTGACCTCGATAAGTTCTTTTCTCAGGAAGAGACAGAAGATGCTCACGAAGGCACAGGGGCGATTATTGATACCGACAATGAGGATGTTGACAAAAGAAAACAGATTGATGAAATCGGCGGGATTCTCAAAGATAAAATTGATGAAGAATTATGGCGTACAGTCATTAAGAAAGTCGAGGACGTTGCCTACAACCCGTCAACAGCATCAAAAACCGACAACGAAGATAAACGCAAAGAGATTGACGAAGTCGGCGGTTTTCTTAAAGACAAGGGATTATCTGATGAAGATATCCGTTTTGTTATTGGCAAAATGGAAAAAGATGCTTATGAGCCGTCCGAAACTTCCAGATCAGACAATGAAGAGGGGGGTGCCGACGATAAAGATAAAAGCAAAGCAGAGAATTCCGCCAAATCTTTTGATGTTATGTATTCAAAAATTCAGAATGCTTTGAAAAAGCAGGAAGTGGAAAAAAGCGCGGCACTGAAACGTGCATATAACGCAGCTGCTTCTGTTGTTGGTGAATTTAATCCCTTTGGTATGACGGAACGAGAAATGCTTGTTAAAGCTCTCAATCATCAGGGGGTTGAAACAGATCGAGAAACTGTTTCAGAACTGTATGCCATGCTGAAAGTCTGCAATTCTCAGGCCAAGGTTGACAACAGCTTTTCTTATGGTTCTTCCGGAAGTGAAGAAATTGAAATAAATATTTAACAAGAGGATTTGAAAAATGGCTTTTCAGAATCAAGTATATATCAATCAGGCTCTCGGCAAGCCGGGAACGATTGCCAGATTAAACCCGATTGACAAAATTCCAGTTGTTGCAGAGGGAGCCAACGTTACAGCAGGCGGTTTTGTTTTTGAGGGAACAGACCCCGAGGTCCAGGTTATTGGCTGTTCGACTGCGACCGCTTCTAAAACTGCAGCAGATGTGGCTGGTGTTTTCGTATTTGAAAAATATCAACTGATGCTCCGTGGCGTTAGTGATATGAATTCTTTGGTCGTTAATGAAGGTGAAGAAGGAGCAAAAGTACGTAAAGGTTATGTTTACGTTACTCCGACGACTGCCTCTGTTCACGGTCAGAGCGTTTTCCTTAACCCGTCAACCGGTGAAATCCAGACGGCTGCATCAGCCCCGGAGAGCTTTATTGCTACCGGCTGGACTGTCGAAACTGGCAATGCTGCCAATCAGCCTTGCGAAATCTATAAAATTTAAGAGGTAGTTAAAAATGTCCAAGTACAAAGTAAACAACTCAGTCTCTGTTGCCCATGCAAGCAACAGGGATTTTTTTAACGCCATGAAAGCCAAAGGTGTCATTGGCGTTATCAATGCTGCGGCAGCTCCGTATATTACCACTCCGAATATCAATGTTCCGTTAGGTGCATTGAACTATATCCGCCCGAGTGCTGTGGAAGTTTTGACGGCACCGCGTGTGGCCGATAAATTGGCCGCGCCACAGAAGAACGGAACCTGGGGTGATAAAGCCGTTACCATCAAACTTAAGGAATATACCGGAAAAACCAGTCCGGATGACGGTTTGTCCTCCGACGGATTGCAGGTCAAGACCAATTATGATGTTACCATGCGCGGTGTGTATTACTACACCACAGGCTGGCTGTCTACGGATTTGGAAGAGGCGACAGTTGGTGCCATGTCTGAAAATTATCGTGCTGATCAAGCCGAAGCCGCTATGCGAACATTGGCGATTGACAGAAACCGCTTTTTCTTCTCCGGTGTTAGCATGGCTGGTAATCCCAACGGCCTTTATGGCTTGCTGAATGAGCCAAATCTTCCGGCTTATCAGACTGTTGCCGGTAATGGTGCAGAAGCGCCGTCTACTTATTGGTCGGCAAAAACGCCAGAGCAAATCGCCAATGATATTGTTGCTGCCGTCAATCAGTTGTATGTCCAGTCCAACGGCATTGTCGAAGACGAACTCCGCAACGGTCGTATTCTTGTTGCCGTCGCCACAGGTTCGCTGGGTAACCTTGACCGTACCAATATGTATGGCAAGTCTGCCCGTGCAATGTTGAAAGAAACCTATGGTGACCGTTTGGAATTTGTGGCTGTTCCCCAGTTTAACAATGCAGATTCAAGCTCAGATGTCTTTTATGTCATTTTTGACATGGGAGGCAGCACGCCGACATTACTTAACTCTTATGTTGAAATGGCAAAGGCTTATCCGATATATCAGAAGGACAGCGTCGTTTCTCAGAAATTGAGCGGTGCGACATCCGGCTGTATTGTTCAGTATCCGTGGGCGATTGTTCGTTACAACGGTATTGGTAAGACAACTATCGCTGCTTAGTTCAGCTGTGAATGACAACATCAAAAGGGGAGAAAACGCTCCCCTTTTTCTTTTAGAAAGCTAAACAAAATGCCTACAATCATTAAAAAAGGTACAAATCCTTCCGCTTTTCGTCTCAAAAACGGCAAGACAATCAAAATTGAAGTCGGTAGAGGCGGCGGAGAAATGTTTAATTTCGTTTCAGAAGATGACTTCAAGGCCTTAATGCAGGAATACGGTTGCTTTATTTCTCCGCGGATTATCAGTGACAGCAATCCTGATGGTTGTTTTATTATCCATGCCGATAAAAAGGTCGCTCAGGATATGAGCAAAGAAATCGGCGACGAAATCCGAGACAATTCTGGTCAGATTGAAGTTGAAGCTCCGGTAGCCGAAGAACCGTTGGAGATTTCCGAAGATTTGCTTTTAGAGGAGGGAGCGGAAACCGGCGACGAAATCCGAGACGTGCCGGAAGTTGAGCCGCCTCTGGAAAAAGCTTCGGAACCTGAAAGAAAGTCAAATAAAGGTAAAAAATAATGAAAGTGATAACGGTAGACAATGATACATTTCGTCTCTGGTTTCCGTATTTTAAGGATATGTCGAATGAAGGTATTCAGGCAGCGTACGCCGGTGCCGGAAGTTATATTTCCGTCATTGAAGGAGAAATCGGGCTGGAGATTAAAAGTCAGATTCGCGGTGTGTATCTTGCTACCGCTCACTTGGCTTATTTGGCTATGAATCCGGACAAAGCCGCTTCTGGCAATCTTTCGAGTGCTTCGGAAGGGAGTGTCAGTGCATCCTTTGCTCTTTATTCCGACCCGTGGCGGCGTTTTTTGGCAACGACGCCCTACGGTGCAGAGCTTTTAGCCCTCTTGTCTACGGTTCAACCACCGATGCCGAGAAAACCGCTTAATGTGTTGCCTTATTACTGGAGTCCTGGAAGATGAAATTCAGTGTAAAATTTAAAGCTGATGGCGTCCGTAAAATGTTTAAGGACTTGGAAAAAGAGTTCAAAGAGGGGGCTGACGGAGCCAAAGCGGGATATTACGAAGGCGAACAGCATAAAGGGGAAAATGCAACTTTAAGCGAAATAGCCCTTGTTAATGAATTCGGAGCGAATATTAACATACCGCCGCATACGGTTACCAATTACCGCCAAGTTAACAAAGCAGGAACTGGCTTTAATAAAGAGGGGCGATTTGTTAAGAAAAAAGATGCCAATTTTGCCCAAGACTATCAAGCTGATGGCTATGCCGTCACTATTCCCCCTCGTCCTTTTATGCGTAACGCCGAGGCTAAGATACAAGAGAGCGCTTCTGAGATTATGCAAAAGGGCTTGGATGACGGCAAAACGCTTAATCAAATTGTCAAAGAAATCGCTCAGGATATGAGAAATCAGATCATCGAGAGTATTACCAGCAATACGCCGCCGCCAAATAAGCCAAGCACTCTAAGGCAAAAAGACAGCACTCATACGCTTATTGATACTGGCGGTCTCAGAGATGGTGTCCACATCGCCATGGTCAAAAATGGTAAAGAAAAGCCTTTAGGAAAATAAAATGTCATTAAATCTGCACGCCATAGTCGGAGACGCCTTGACTGTTGTTAATGATTGGAAAGACCTTGTTTTTACCAAAGTAACAACCGAATGGCAGGTTAATAGCCGCGAGCCGGTTGTTACTACTTCGGAGTTGACTGTTAAGGGAAAGATACAGCCTGCCAGTTTACAGGAGTTACGTGAAACTGGGTTTGACCTTCAGGAATACCAATATTTTAAGGTGTTTATCTCCGGCGAGCCAACACAGCTCGACCGATTACGACAGTTTGGTTCGGATACCTTCAAGTGTGATGGGTATACTTATCAGGTAGTTGCTAAGGAAGCTTGGGACGATGCTGGTTGGCGTGAAGCTTATGCTTACCGCATAGAATATGAGGAGCCGATTAATGACGGAACCTGATTTATACGATTATCTTCAATCTTTAATGCCGACATTGCAATTTGTTAATCCCTATATTGATGACCGGCCGCTCCCTAAACCAGGAATAGATTTTGCAACGTTTAACATTCTTGATGTTCAGGATATTGGCTGGAGCCAACCGAGACATACAAATTATGACAAGGAAAAAGGATTAATTAGCATTGCCTATGACGTGCAACGTATTTATCGAGTGCAATTGGATTTTTACGGTCCCTCAGCGCTTGGCAATGCGTCGTTGTTTAAGCAGACATTGCAGGTCAATTTAACCCAGAATTATGGTGTAGCCGACCTTAAAAAGATGTCGACTTTGCGCAATCTGACCTTTTTGCAGGAAAACAAAAAATATATGAAACGTTACAATTTTGACGTGGAACTTTTTGTTGTCGATACGGTAACAAAAATCTCTCCGGCAATAGAAAAAGCCCAAATTACCTTACACGGTTTTGGCAAATAACCCTTAATTTTCATCTTTAACAAGGACAAATAATATGAGTTTACCTTTCAGTAAATTTGTACCGATTTCGGCTGTGGTCCAAAGTCCGGCCTTTACGGTTGAAAAAAAACACATGCTCTTGGCTATGACTTCTCCGTTAATCGGGTCTTCTACTCCGGCGCTCACTTATTCGGGTGTAAGCGCCTTAACTGATTTTAAGGCAGATTTCGGTTCTGAAATTCCCGAATACGAAGTCGCTTCAAGATATTTTGGCTTCTTATCCAAGACTGGAATTGCTCCAGAGAAGTTGATTGTTGCTCGGTGGTACAAAGAAGCAGCAGCACCGTTTATCAAAGGTACTAAGGATTTGGCATCAATTGCTCAGCTTAAAGCCGTCGATAATGGGAGCTTTAAACTAACCCTTGGTTCTTCAGAATTTGAGGTCGTTGTTAATCTTTCAACCGCTAACAGTTATTCTGAAGTAGCTTCTTTGATACAAACTGCTGTTCAGGGAAATAGTGCAGGAGGTGAGGCTTATACTGGTGCGACAGTCGTTTATAATACCATTACCGGCGGTTTTATTATTACTTCCGGTGCAGCAGGAAAAGAGGCAGCAGTAGCTGCTGTTAGTGCCGGAACGACAGGGACCGATCTGAGTACAATGCTGGGGTTGCTTACTGCTGAATTGTCTCAGGGCGTAGACGCTGAAACATTTGCAGAATTTTGCGACCGTATTTTTAATGCCAATACGGCCGGCTATTCAATTACAACGATTGAAGAGCTTGATGAAGACAGCATTACGGCTGCTGTTGAGTGGCTCCAGGGGAATATTGGCGGACAGACGATTAATTCGATGGTTCGTTTGGTATTCAATATCCAAGATAAGGCAACTGCAAAAGCTTTGCAATCTACGCTTTCTACTCTTGGCTATACTGGGTATGTTATCGATTATGATGAAAAAGGTGAATACGTAAACGCTCTTTCCTGCGCGATTGCAGCGTCTACAGATTATAACACAGCTAATGGAGCCAAGAACTTTAATTTCCAGCCGGCCAAAGGTTAATCTTTCTGAACGCTGGAATCTTCCGGTTGAAAAGGTCAGTCAGTTTGCCAATGCGTTTGCTCAATTTGGCGGTGATGCAGATAGTGCTATTGGTATGATTGAAAAGCTGCAACAGGCTGCCAACAGTTTGCGTTTTGAGTCTTCGGGGCCTCTGAAAGACTTATCGGCAATTATGGGAACCAACCTTTTTAACAAAGATTATCTGGGAGCGATAAAAGCTCTTCGTTCAGAGTTCCGCACATTGAATAAAAATGCACAGGTAAAAGTTACCGATATGCTAGGGGGAGATATTACGCTTCAAAGGATGCTGAAGGCCTCAGATGAAGAGTTTGCCGCTATTTTGGAAAAATCGCAAAAGTTTGGGACGATTAGCGAAAAAACTGCCAGCTCTATGCGTAAACTTGACCGTAGCCTTGCTACAATTAAACAAGCTTTTAAGGCAATTTCTGGAGCTTCTCTGGAGAGATTGGTTCCGGTTTTTGACAAACTGAGCGGGTTTATGGAAAATCTGGCATTGTCTTCGGATGATGTAAAAGTCGGTATTTTGGGCATTTTAGGGGCTGTTACGTTGCTGGGACCGGCTCTTTCCGTTTTAAAAGTTCTTTTGGGAGGTCTATTTAACCCGTTTAATCTAGGTGTGGGGTTGGCTATTGCCGGAGTTTATCTGCTTTATCAGAATTGGGACAAGGTAACAGAAGCTTTTAATAAATTTATGGCAGAAAGCCCACGACTTATTGAATTTTGCCAAGCAATTGCTGATGGCTTTAGTTTAATAGGTGATGTTTTCAGATGGTTGGCAGATACATCGGATAATTGGTTTCCGGTTTTAAAGAATATTTTTAGCTTTGTTGATAAATATGTGCCGATTTTGACTCGTCCTTTGGAGTTGCTCTCGAAGATTGGGTCAGGGCTGGTCGACATAGGGAATGCAACTGGCGGTTTTATTGCCGGAGCGGTTTCTGAAGGTTCTTGGGAAGGAGCTGTGCGAGGAGCTGTCTATGGAATGGAACACATCCCACCGGCAGCGACTATGCGTGCAGCTCAGTCCTATAGCTCTATTAATAACACAACCAACAACCGCAATCAACAAAACCAGACGATCATTAATCGGGGGACAACCACCGTTACCATTAATGGAGTTAAGGGTGCCGAGGATATTGTTCCACAATTAAGAAGTACTGTTCAAAACAATATGCTCCCTATAGGTTATACTCCAATGACATCGCCCACGAGGTAAAAGCTATGGCAAAAGAAATAAACTTTTTAGCCTCTGTTTGGGATAAACTTACGGCGGCCACTTATAGTGTTGTTGATGCCGAAACCAGAGAACCGCAGCTGGAGTTTGATACGATTATAGAATGTGGAGTTCACGGTTCTGCTTCTTCAACTCAGGTTCCGATTGAAACAGGTTTTAGCGTGACGGATTATAAATATGCTAATCCAGATGATCTCCATATGAAAGGAATTGTTTCTAAAAATGGTACTGTCGGTATTGGTTTTATGGATGTTAACTATTCATTAACTGGTGAAGATAAGAACAACCTGATTGAAAAGATTCGGACTACTTGTGACAAATTAACTCATGAAATGACATTGGTTGATATTCAAACTCGTAATTCCGGCCTTCGAAAAAAGTATACTATGGTTGATTATGTTATTGATGAAACACCGGAAAATTTCAATTTACTTGAAGTAGATATGACTTTTGAACAGGTTCTTACTTTTGATGACAAAGGAAAGTTTCTACGGAATGAAGCCGATGGTGATACCAAATTAATTGGTATTGTGGAAACATTAAAGCAAGATTTGAAGGAATGGTGGAATTCATGACACAGGTGTCAATCAATATAATTCAAGAGCCAAATCAGAGTCTTTCTGCCAATTTAACCGATGATGCCGGCAATATTCATATTGCGGACATAAGTTTGCGGACAATGGAAGATGGTTCATTGATTATGGATTTGACAATTGATGATGAGCCCCAATTTTATGGGCGCCGTTGTATTAACCGTATGCCACTTATATTGAATCAGGTTATTCCGGGAAATCTGTATTTTTATGATCTTTTCGGGAATTCCAATCCAAATTACAATGAGTTTAATGATCGTTATCTTCTGGTTTATGATACGGAGTACCGTTTACGATGAAAAGTAATTGGAGCATTCCCAAGCGATATTTGCGACTTACGCTCTATGAAGGACAAAAGGATTCAAAGGCTCTTAGCCAGCTGACAGAAGATATGTCAGTTAAATTCAATACGTCAGATTCAGTAAGCGGGGCATTGAATGAAGCCAATATTGTTATAAGTGGGTTGCAAGTTAAAAAAATGTTCTATTTGGCTACATCCACTACCCAGTGGATTAAGAACTGGCGGCCGAATCGGATTATTATTGAGGCGGGTTATGAAAACCGTCGGGGGCTTATTTTTGACGGTTCTGTCATTAAAGGTACACCTAGTATTGAAAATGCTGATTATTCAATTGCCCTTAAGGCTATGGCAATGTTTTCTGATTTAACGCAGCCTAAAAGTTACACCTATGAGGGACAGATTCCTGTTACTCGGATTGCCAAGAATCTAGCAGATGATTTGGGGCTCAAATTTGTGGATGGCCTCAAAGATGATAGTATAACCGTCAGCAACTATAATGTACGTAATCAGAATAGCGTTGCGGCTTTGCGTCAGTTGGCGCAGATGACGGGCTTGGATATTTATTCATCAAAGGGCCGGTTATATATTAAGAAAGCAGGACAAAATATTCCCTCCGGTAATGTGGTTACCCTAACAACTAAGGATATCATTGGAATTCCTGAACCGACAGAAACAGGAGTTATTATTAATGTAAGACTTAATTCATCGCTTATTTCCGGGCAGTCGGTTAAGGTGGACTCCTTTAGATATCCGCAACTTAAATCGTATGATTTTTTTATTTCGACCCTTTCTCATAACGGTGATACACGAGGTCGAGATTGGTATACACGGCTTAATCTGACGAAAACCGGTTTAGGATTTTATTAATATGACAGGAATTCCTTCTTATACGCCCGCCCAATTGGACGGGCTTTTTGAGATTTTTTCGCTTTTTGTGAGACAATATCTTGGTTCGTGGGTAGCTATGCTTCAGCCGGTTGAGATTGTTTCAATCGGCGAAAATAATCGTTTTGTTAATGTTTTGCCGTTGATACAGCAATTTGATACCAATGGAAATCTTATTCAAATAACTGGGGCGGATACAATTTACAATATCCCCATAATGCATCCTTTTGGTACTAACGGCGAGATTAGCTTTAATCCTGCAGTTGGGGATAAAGGGTTGCTGATTGCTGGTAATTTTGATGTTAGCAATTATAAAAAAACTCAGGATACATCGCCTATCGGTAGTTCTCGCTCTTTTAATTGGGCCGATGGATTTTTTTTGCCGATATCATTTCGTGATATGCCGGAAGGATTATTCTTCAGGAACAAAGAAAGCTCAGTTAAAATTTTGCCGGAACTTATCTCAATAATTGCACAAGCAATCAATTTGGGAGGAGAGGGCGGAAGCGGTGTTGCCCGTTTGGGAGATGAGGTAACGGTTGAAGTAACTTCCGGGTCTTCCGCCGGTACCTGGAAAGGAACAATAACTTCGGCGAGTGAAGTTGTAAAGGCGGTGTAGTATGCAGACCTTAAAATTGGATGAAAATAATAACCTTGTTATTTTTCAAGAGAATTTACAAGTTGAAGATGGGGTAGAAGCCTGTGCACAGGATACCAGAACAAGAATAGGGCTTTGTCGGGGTGAAAATCCTTATAATACCGATGACGGCGCGGATTTTTTCAATGAGTTTTTAGGAAAAATGGGAGGCCGAGATTATATTCGTGAGGTTATTCGGCAGCGGATTTTAGATAATGAGGAAATTGTGCAGGTTAATTCTCTGCGTCTTTCCACAGAGAAAGACAAGTTGGTCATATCTTCCGAAATCTCAAGCATATATGGGGTATTTACATTATGAGTATCTTTTCTGTAACACCGCAAGGTGTCATTACCGTTGATACGTCTTCAATTAAGGGTGATTTTCAAGAAGCTTATAAAGGGGCGTTAGGTGCCAATCTTAATCTGGATGATTCTACCGTCCAAGGACAATTTATTATTACAGATACTAAAATGTTAACTACGGCACAAGGTGAAGTTGTGAACATAGCCAATTCATTTAGCGTCTATTATGCTACAGGACCGGCTTTGGATGTTGCAGCTGCTTTTTTTGGTTATTATAGAAAGCAGGGTATTGGGACAGTGGTTTCCGCAGTTTTATCTGGTGCTTCGGGAACTGTCATTCCAGAAGGAAGCCTGGCCAGTAACGGAACATTTGAATTTGCGTTGTTAAATACAGTTGTGATTGGAACCGACGGAAAAGTTACAGCTGAATTTCAGTGTACTGAACCAGGGAATAATCCGTGTCTTTCGGGTACTCTGAATACCATTGTAACCATTGTTTCCGGTTGGGATAGTATAACCAATCCCTCGGATGGAATTCAAGGTTACCAGACGGAGAATGATAATGAGTTTCGTTCGAGGATTACTGCCAATTGGCTTAATATCCGAGCTCGTAGTATATTAGGTGCGATTGTTGATAATGTTGCGGCACTTCCTGATGTGATAAGTGTTATTGGCCGAGAGAATCCGGGGAATACGGAAAAGACGATTGATGGTATTACTTTAAAACCTCACTCAGTTTATCTTTGTGTCTTAGGGGGAGCGGGTTCTGATATTGCCAAAGTGCTTGCTGAGCAAAAAACGTTAGGGGCCGGCGTTAATGGCGACACAACGATTACTTATTATGATCCCGAAGTTGATTATAATTATGATTATCTTATTCAACGTCCCAATTTTGTTGATATTGACGTTCAAGTACAATATGCCGCAAATAGCTATACGCCGGCAGATGTGAACAGCCAGATTATAACGACTCTTATTAACTGGGTTGCTGAAAATCCGTTTAAAATTAAGCAAACTGTTGCGGGGAATGAATTAGCCAAGGCATTTAATGGTTTTAATCAGATTACATTATTAAGTGTTAAAATTCGGATTCATGGGGCTGAAAGCTGGAGCGATTATGTTGCCATGAACATTTCGCAGGTTCCAGTATTATCTAAGTCTAATATCGTTGTGGAGGCTATAGAATAATGTTTCAGGAAGCGGCATTGAATGTTCTGCAGAAACAATTTGGTTATACCAATGTTTCTGATTTAATCATGAAAAAAGCAGCGGTTTGGGATAAATATCTTGGTGATATTTCTCAAAAATTTGTTAAGGAAATTCTTGATTATAATACCTGCATACCTGAAGCTCTTGATTATTTTTGGGGAAAGATTCTTAAAATCTCAAGAAATTTTGCAGCCGCTGATGGGACGATTTTTTCATTAAGTGATGACCAATTCCGAGAAATAATTAAAATTCGGGCATTTGGTACTACTTGGGATGGTACCATTACATCGATGAATGCCTTTCTTCAAAATTTATTCAAGGATCGGGGAAATGCTTATTTAATCGATAATCTGGATATGACAGTTCAGATTTTTGTTTTTGATTTTATTCTGGAAGATTGGGAAAGTTATCTTTTTACCACTCAGGATATTTTGCCTCGTCCTGCCGGTGTTGGTACTAAGATTTATCAGATTGACGTTGAAAATACCTTTGGTTTCTATGGTTCAGATTTTCAGCCATTTGGCCAAGGTGTTTTTTGGGATGGTGTATTATAGGAGATTAATTTATGGAAAACTTAGAAAAACCTCAACTTTTATCAGGTCCTTTTGCATATAATGGAGAGAAAAATATAATACCTGAAAGTCCTACAGGTTCGTATTTAGCAAGTATACAAGAGGGTTTTCCACCTATTACAATGCTTCCCAAAAAACAAGGCGGAGTTCCTCCTGAGGGAAAAGATTTTAATGGACTGGGAAACTTGCTTTCTCAGTTTTATTTTTATGTTCAAAATGGTGGGGTCTACACTTTTGAACAAGAGGTAAGTGATAAAATTGGCGGCTATCCGCAAAATGCTATTTTGTGGTATTTCCCTACAAATGAAGATCCTTATAAGGTTGAGTCTTTAATCCCTAACAACACCAAAAATTTTGTGACTAATCCAGAATTTATTGATGATAAAAACTGGAGAAGGTTAAGTTCTTCTGGAGGTGTTGGCCAAGCAATCGGACAAATTATTCAGCTTGCATGTACGGCAGATTATGTTCCAGAAGGAAGCGTACCCTGTAACGGAGGTGAATATAGTAAAGATCAGTTTCCTGGTCTATGGGTTAATTATTTAACATCAGAGCCTCCGTTATTGCAAACTTGCACTTATGAAGAATATGAAGCTGATATATCTGCTTATGGACAGTGTGGTAAGTTTGCAGTCGATACGACTAATAATAAGTTCAAAGTTCCTACACTGCTGAACAAGTTAATTACTGATGTTGGCAATACTGTACCTGTTATCGGAAACGGAAATGTATTGGCCTTAACAAACGGAACAGTGACGGGCGGAATAACAGAATGGGATCCGGGTTCTTACACAGGGTGGAGAATATCAGCGAACTCAGCAATAACACCGGGAACGCCCGTTGATACTACCGCGGCGGGAGGCGGATTTACTGGAAAATTAGGACTTGCAACAGAAAATTCAGGCGTCATAGCAGATACTACAAACCTTACTAATACTATTGAAGTTCGTTATTTTGTTGTTATTGCAAGTGGCACGATTAATGACAGTCAAATGGATTGGAATGCATGGGCAAGTGGTCTAGCCTCCGTTCTTCCAAATCAGACCGGGCAGGCGGGAAAATTTTTAAGTACAGACGGAACATCTGCAAGCTGGAAAAAACTAAGCGAAAAGATAATTAACTTGGGAACTATCCAAGGAACTGTCTCTTTAGAGGAAAATAATATATATGTTGCACAAATCAATTCCTCAACGTCTTTTTCTTTACCTAGTTCGGTTGACAAAACAATATTTAATCAAATTAAAGTTATGGCCGTAGTAAGCGGCACACCGATAATCAACTGGGGAACGACACAATTCTTTAATAAAACTACTCCTGAAATCGAAGCAGGGAGTTATGATTTTTACTTTGACTATGATAACCTAATTGGCGACTGGGTTTGTGGAGCTATACAAAAGGGGATTACTAGCTAATGATAAACTTAAAAAGCGAGAAAATGCTGATGAAAATTTATGAGCCATATGAACCAGAAACTATTTTATTCGAGAGCTCAACTCCGGGAAGCTATAACCTTGAGATTCTAGGGGGCATTTATCTTGTGTATTGCATTGGTGCTGGCGGAGGTGGAGCTTCATCAAGAATCACTGGTTCAAGACCTACTAAGACAGCTAGTGCAGGCGGTGGTAGTGGTTCGGGTTTTATTGGAGAACTATATATTAATAAAGGAAGTTATTCAATCACTGTTGGTGCGGGTGGAAATGGGGCTACGGGAAGCGGAGGTTGGAGATATGGTGGAGCTGGAGGTAATTCACTTATTAATAATATTGTTACCTCATATGGTGGAGGGGGTGGTGCTGGTGATGGGGGGGGGCACGAAGGCAGAAGTGGTTCTGCAGGCTCGATTCCCACTATTGATGCCTCTATAATAAGTGAAACATTAAATTCAATTGGAAATAATGGTAGTGCCAATGGATCCCATTCAGGCAACACTAGTGGCGGTGCAAGTTTATATGAAGGCTATGGAGCCGGTGGTGCAGCGGGAATAAGCTCTTCTGACCCTTATGGATACTCTGGAACTACAGGATATGTAAAAATTGTTTATAAAAGACTAGGAGGTTAGGAAGTGAAATATGCAAAAGTTAAAGAAGATAAAACTCTGGAATATGCTCCACGCAATATTCCTGGAATATCTAATTGGATTGAGGATGAATCTGCTGTTTTGGCTGCTGGTTATCTGCCAGTGGCGGAATTAGTGTTGCCGGAGGGAAAGTATATATCTGGCTATGAAATCAAAAACGGTGAGATTTCACCGATTTTGAAGGATAATCCGCCTTTAACTTATATTGAGCTGCGTCGGCAAGCTTATCCGCCGATCAGTGATCAGCTTGATATGATTTATTGGGACAAAATCAACGGCACTAATATTTGGCAGGAAACTGTTGCTAAAGTTAAATCTGAGTATCCTAAAGCTGAGGTTACTACTATCCAAGAGGAGAATAGAGAAGCTTAAATTCCAATAAATATATTAACGAATATGTTAATCTGTTTTTTAGTAAAGAGGACGGGAGAGGGCAATCTCCCGCCTTTCGGGTAGACGCCCGAAAAGAGAAGCTATCTATAGCTAACTTCCTACTCTCTTTGTGTCCGAACGAACACCTTTAAACGAGTAGGCGAATTTTGTGTATGAGTCAACTTTAAAATGAGGACATGATGGAGAAAGAAGTAAAAGAAATTATCAATAATTACAGTATATGGGCTTTTTTTATTGGAGTTGTAACTATGGTGATACGGCCTTTCATTTCTGTGAAACAAACATTGCGAGATATGCTGATAACCTTTCTTGTCAGTATGTTGTGCGGACTTCTGCTCGAATATATGCAAATGCCCGACCCTGTCAAATATGGGATTAGCGGTGTCTGTGGCCTGTTTGCCGTTAGAATTTATATGATTGTTGACAGTGTTTTACGTAAGGCCGAACAAGACCCTATTAATTTTATGAAAGGAATCCGAAATGGCGGCAAGAGGAATTCGGAACAATAATCCGGGAAATATTAGGCACGGTGATAAATGGCAAGGGCTGTCGGCTGAGCAGACGGATTCTGAGTTTTGCGTTTTTTCACAGCCGGAATACGGAATCCGCGCTTTGTGCCGGATTTTACGGACCTATCAGCGTAAATATGGCTTGCGTGATGTTCATAGTATCATTAACCGTTTTGCTCCCCCAGTTGAAAATGATACAGAATCGTATATTAAAAGCGTTTGTTTGAAGTTGGATGTTACTCCAGAAACGCTGATTGATTTAGAGGAGAAGGGCATCATGCTTAATTTACTTAAGGCAATAATCAGGCACGAAAACGGTGAACAGCCATATTCTGATGAGGTTTTGCTTCAGGGAATAGAAATGGCAGGTGTGAAATGACCGAAGAATGCAAATGTAATAAATATAAGTTCTGGTGCTGGCTTATAGGGATGGCCGCTCAAAATCGGCGTATATATTGGCTTTTGTGGGGTTTTTTAGTTGTTCTGGCTATTTGTGCCTTTAAATTTGGTTTGGTTGGGGTCTTATTTTAAGTGTGATGAAAAGATATGCGGTTTTGGGGATTATGCTTGCTCTTGTAGTTGCTGGTGCTTATTGGAGCGGCTATGCTGTTGGTTCTCGCGATGTAAAAATAGAGTATGTTGTTCGGGAAAAAGAGGTTATAAAGTATGTTGAGAAGAAAAAGGCGGACATTTATGTTAAGCCTAACGCTAGCCGCATTGATTTGTTGCAGCTCATGCACGACGGTAAATTATAACATTTGTCCAGTTTATCCGGTCGGCGGTAACGCCGTCGGTACTGAGCTCGAAACGATTCCTGATGCCGGGTATGAAAATTTTTGGGAATGGCTTGGACGGATTGACAAGCTGCGACAGGAACTGGAATTGTGCAAATAAAAAACCCGGGAGACTTGTTTATTCGTCCTTTCCAGGTTTTGTTTTTTTATCTATGATGTTTTCTTAATTATATTTTAGCATATTGAAATATATTATTCATGTAAGAATAATAGTACTTGCAATTTTATTCTTAGTAAGTATTGTTAAAAAAAATAATATTGAATATGTAATATACATATCTTTATATACCTAAGCTCAAGAGGAAATATTATGGTGAAAATAAAATCAAGTACTCTTTCAATGTTACCAGATGCTGTCAAGAATGCTATTAAATTAAAGGAAGCAAATCTGTATAGACAAAATGATGATTTTGCAAAAGCAAACTTATCTACACGTTATGTTTTGGAATTATATAACTATTCATATTTTTTGTCAGAAAACGGAACTGTAACTATGCCTGTAACAATGATAAAAGAAATTCCCTATAGTAAAGATGAAATTGTTGAATTAGAGGATTAGTACATGGTACATATCCCTAACATTAGCGACTCTAAATGGATATTTATTGCAGGGAGCGAGCCTAGGTTCGTTTTTGATATTGCAAATGCTGCCAATATTGTGCAGCAAAAACAAGGAAACTGTGTTCACAACATTTACTTTTTTACAGATTGCCCTGACGCAACCGCCATATTAGCAGCAAATAATCTTCCAGCCGGACAACTTTTTGGACTTGATGCTCTTACACAACAAATCGGATTATTTAATGATGTTTCATCTGTATATTGTGCTGTTTCCTCTCATGGGGATATAGACGGTATAGAGAATAAAATTAAACCTAATGAATTAATTCAAAATATAGAAAGTATAAAAGGATTAACTGACGGGTTCGTTTTATTTGGACAATGTTATTCAGGTATTTTCAATTTAACAGACCAATCAAAATTATGTGTTTTAGGGGCTAGCAATTTCTACCCCTCAATAAGTTCTTCTGCCGCTTCTGGTGGAAAATGGGTATCTAATGTCTTCTTTTATTTCTTTTTTGAGTGGTTTAAAAATCCTGTAGATGTTGACGGAGATAGACAACATACAATTGCAGATGCATATAAATGGGCATCGTATAAAACGAATAAATTATTGATTGATCTCAAAATTAGAGATTCGAAGACTTTTGATGAGTGGTGTATAAAAGAACAAAACAATATAGAGCTTCTTAAGCGTAATCCCATACCAACAAATATTATGGATTATCAAGCTAGAGAAGCCGCTTTAAATAATCGCCTGAATATTTATCACAATCAACAGGAAGCATGGATTTCAAACTGTGATGCTGCGCTAAGACTTATAGTTAAACCTTGACTGAAATGCAGATTCGGCAAAAACTTGGCAATAATAAAATTTATGTTAAATTTATTTAGTAAAATCAATATCTTATTAAATGAGAAGACATCTTTGCCAAGGTTGATGTCGAGGGTTCGAATCCCTTCACCCGCTCCAATTCAAAGCC